TAAATTATCAACAGAATGTGATAGTCTATCTATCTTCATTGTTAGATTGTAGGTATAAGCTGCTTGACCTATAACAACTAAAATTAGAATGATTAATAGTGCATATCCTTTTTTATTCATAGTAAATTCCTTTTTATAATTGGTTTTATCGTGGGTAATTAAAATACATATGATAAGATTTATAGAATATATACATTGCTACTTGATATGAGGGAGAAAAAAGTATCGCTTTACCTGCAATGGAATTATCAAATTGATGTGATAATGGTTTGGAACTAAGCATATTACCATTAAAGTCATAAAAAACAAATGTATTAGCTTTCCATCTTACTCCAGTATCATTTGATACCTCTTTAACTATCTCATCTACATCTTTATATTTATGGGACAGTTTTTCTATACTTCTTTCGTAATTGTAAAAAGAGGTTTGATTTGTTTCTACAATAATATTTCGGTCATACCACACTGAATATATAGTAGTGTTAATAGCGTAATAAGGCGGATTATATCTTGTTACAGAAATTGTTGAATTATCTACGTATGCTTCACGTGTTTCGTCCGAGTATACTAATTTGAATTGACTTGGATTATTACGGATTTCGTTTATAGAAATTGCATTGATATGTAACGGAATAAGTATCATGCAAATTAAAATTATCAACCTATTCATAGTTATTTGCCCTCTCTCTTTTTTAACATTTCAATTGTATTAAGAACAAAATCTATATCATCTTTTGACATGTCTTTACTAGCATCGAATAGTATGCGTAAATCTGGATTATCTTTAATCGCTTGTGCATATTCTGATACAGATGGATCATTGTAGTACTGTTCGTCAGTATCAGATTTATCCTCTATTAAATCTGATTTTTCTACCCCGAAATAGTTAGCTAACTGTTCTATTTTATTCATTCTAGGCATTTTAGTGCCGTTAACCCATGTTGAAATAGTTGATTTGTTTAATCTTAAATCGGCTACTAAATCGGCTTGTGTCTTTTTGTTTCTTGCTAATAAATTACTTAAATTTTTGGCAAACACCTTTTTGTAATCAGAATTCATGATAAACTCCTATTCTTCTCACCTGTATATTTCTATATTAATACTTAAAGTAGTAAACTTCAATACTATTTTTTAAAAAAGTTTACTTTTAGTATTGACATTCTACTTTAAGTAAACTATACTAATAGCATAAGAAAGGGGTGATAAATTGAAGCGATTGAAAATTTCATTGAAAGCAGCAAGAGTTAATGCAAATTTATCTCAAGAAAATGTGGCAAAGAAAATGAAGAAATCTAAAGTTACAATCAATAATTGGGAGAATGGTAAAACAGAAATCGACTACGGAAATTTAACTGAATTATGTAGATTGTATTCAGTAACTATGGATGATATTATTTTGCCTTATTAATCTACTTTAAGTAGAAAAAGAAATGGTGAATAAAAATGCTAGTACAAAATCAAAAAGATTTAAGAGTAGCAAATCGAATGTACGGACGAAAACTACCTACATTCGGATATGCTGGCCGAAATGATGAGTACGCACAATACTGGCGAAAACTCATCAAGGCTAAATGGCCTAAACGTAACAAATCAAGATGGAATAAGAAAGTCATTCTATCTTGGGTAAAACTGGCACGTAAGGCAGATATTCACGCAAGGAATGAAAGGAGATACAAAAATGTTTATCAACAATAAGTTTAAAGAAGCCATTGCTTGCGCTGGTATGAAAATCAGAGAAGATTACTATGACTACATCGAAACAATATTTGATGAAATTACACCTTATGGGTGGGAATGTCATTGTGAAGATGCTCAACGAATGGAATGTGAAAACACATCTGAGGTGTTAAAGCGAAGATTTGGGCAACCTAATAATCATAGAGCGTATGGTTTTTGTTTTAACCCAACATTGTAATGAGGTGCTGTATGGAAAGCCTTGTATACACGGCTAACCAAGTAGCGGAACTATTTCAAATTTCGCTAACTGCAGTATATGACCTAAGAAATAAAGGCAAACTAAAACAACTACCGAATGTAAGCGGTGTTAGGTTTAGTAAAAAAGAGGTTGAAGCACTAGCAGGGATTGAAAGTGAATACTCGGCTATTGGTTACAGAAAGTTAAAAAACGAAGTGGAACGATTGAAAAAAGAAAATAATCGTTTGAAAAGCGAAATCAAAAAAATCACCAGCCAAATGCTAGTGATAGTTGGAAAGGATTTGTAATGAAGTTTATTTGGCTAGTAAGAATTATATCCGTAATTCTTATATCTGGTTCAATGGGTTCTGTTGAACTAGAAAAAATAGATGGATATACAGGGTTTTTACAAATTGCGTTAGGAATAACACTTTTAATCTTATCCAATTTTTGGGTAAGAGAAATAAAAAAAGCACGCTAAGCCGACCAAAGCCATAAGCGTGCATGTAGAGAGATTTTGCTATTACTCTACTTGTATTTTAACACAAGGAGAAATTGAATGCCAAGTTTATACGAATTAAGTAAAGATTATAAAGAATTACAAGCGATGCTTGAAGTAGCGGAAACAGATGAGGATATGGAAGCAATTCAAAATACATTGGATATGCTTGATTGCAGCATCGATGAAAAAATCGAAAATACTGCAATGTTTATCCGCAATCTAAAGGGTGATATTCAAGCATTTAAAGATGAAGCAAAACGAATGCAGGCAAAAGCAAAAACGTTGGAAAACATGACTGAACGATTAAAGAACAATATTGATCATGTCATGAAAGAAAACCAACTAACAGAAAAGAAAGTTGGGCAATTCAAATGTTACTACAAAGAAAGCGAAACAGTAGAAATTGATGATTTGTATGCATTGCCTGATGAGTTTAGAAAAACAACAATCGCAGCAGACAAAGTAGCAATCAAGAAAGCAATTAAAGCAGAACAAGAAGTAGCTGGTGCAAGAATTGAAAAGCATCTTAATTTACAGATTGGTTAGGTGTGAACAGTGAAACGATACGAAAAACTAATAGACCTCAGAAACGAATGCGGTTTTACGCAAGATAAAATGGCAGAAATAATTGAAACAAGTAAAGTTACATATCACTTTAAAGAAACAGGCAAGAGCAGATTTACTATAGACGAATGTTTTCGGATAATTGATGCACTTTCCGATAATTTGAAAAAAGATTTAACAGTCGATGAAGTATTTAAATAATGTTGGTTAGGTGAAATATGGAATTTATCGAAAAAATAGTAGCTATTCAGTCAGAATTAAAAGCCCCCAAAGGGCAATACAATTCCTTTGGTAAATACAATTACCGCAGTTGCGAAGATATTTTAGAGGGTGTTAAACCTCTACTTACTAAACATGGTTTAGTACTAACTATTCAAGATAGCATCGATTTAATCGGTGATAGGTTCTACGTTAAAGCAACCGCAACTATTACAGATGGGAAAGAACAACTATCGACAAGTGCATACGCAAGAGAAAGCCTTGATAAAAAAGGTATGGATGCATCACAAGTAACTGGTGCTACATCCAGTTACGCTAGAAAGTATGCCCTTAATGGATTGTTAGCAATTGATGATACAAAAGATGCTGACACAATGGACAATAGCAAAAAGCCAGTACAACAAACACAAGAAACTGTATACAACTGGAAAACTCTAAAAGCTAGAGCCACACAAGGCGGTATTAGTGAAGATGATTTAGTCCATTATGTAACAGAAACATTCAAAGTAAGTAAGCCGTCAGAACTAAAACAAGAACATTACCAACAAGCGTTTAATTGGGTGAATGTCAAAAGGGCTCCTAAACGATGAAGTGGAGCGTAAAAGGTATTGAGCTGTTACGTTCGCCACTCGGTGTAATGGTAGTAATACCAGCACCACATGACAATGATCTAGCGAAATTAGATAAAGAAAAGGAATACGTGATAGAGATTAAAAAGAAATCTAAATCACGCAGTATGAACGCTAATGCTTATTGCTGGGTTCTATGTCAAAAGATAGCGGAAGTCATGAGCGGTCATTCGTACACATCTAAAGAGGATGTGTACCGCAAAGCGATCAAAGATTGTAGCCATTTTTGTTATGTACCAGTACGTGAGGATGCCATAGAAAGATACATTCAAATATGGCAAGCACACGGAATAGGGTGGATAGCCGAAGATGCAGGTGAATGTAAAAGCATCAAAGGTTATCACAACATCATGTGCTACCACGGAAGCAGCGTATATACAGTATCAGAAATGCAACGATTGATAGATTGCCTAGTGGATGAATGCCATCAACTAGGGATACAACTTGAAGATAGTGATTACATACAATCGCTAGTTAAGGAGTGGGGGAATGAGCAAGAAGAAAAAACTTGATGATAAACTCTACAAAAAAACGAGGCCACAAGCCGTAGAAAGGGATAGTATAGACGGCTATCCATGTTGCGTAATATGTGGCGCACCTGCAACGGAAGTACATCACATATTGCCAAGAGGTAGAGGCGGTACAAGCGAGTTAAACAACCTAGCGTGTTTGTGTAGATATTGTCATGAAAATTTAGCACATGGAGTATTTGCCAAAGAAACAAAAAGGAAGCTAGAAGCAATCATTGAAGAAAGGACAAATAAATATGAACGAGTTAATAATGATTAGAGCATACGTAGAAAATCGCATTGAATATTACAAAAAAGACCAAAATAGTAATACGTTTAATAATCGGATAATCTCAGAACTAAACGCAATTTATGCAATGGTTGATAGCGTATTAGATGCAGAAGAAAATGAAGCCGATGAAATTG